ATTTATTTATAGCTAACTCATCTACAAACACTATATCTTTAACAGCATCCAACGCGGGTACAACTTATAATGGTGTTACCCTCTCTACAGGTTCAGGTGGTACTTATACTACTCAGTTTACTTTAGGAGGTGGTGTTAATGCTACTGGAACTGGTAATACCTTTGTATTAAAAACTATCTCTCAAGGTATTGTGATGAATAGTACTGGTACTGAAAGCAGCGCAGGTGCTTTAGTTTCTGGTTCTAATTATAACCTAAGATGGGAAATTTCAAGTGTAGACTCAGGTTCAGGTGTATTCACTGTCTTAATCAGAAAAGGAGATGATAGAACTTCAGATAAAAATATCCTTGAAACATGGAGAAATGTATCACTAGATCCTACTAGAGAAGATTACATAGCTAAAGTAATTGGTAACCAAGAATTTTCACAAGGATTAGATGGCACTGATGCTTATGTCACTGTAAATGGTGAATATCCAAATAAGAGTAAGTATGTGTTTGTAAGTAATGTAAACGCTCCAACTCCTTATTATTTAGATGGAGCTGGTAATTTTAAACCAGAATTTACTTCTTCACTCCCCGCTATTCAAAGTGGATCATTTGGAGCAGCTACTGGTGATTTATTTGGTATTGGTGAAGTTAAGTGGAACAAAAACATTACTAACACTAATACTCAAGGTTTAACAGCTGCTAACTATACAGCCTCAATCAACTTATTAAGAAATAAAGATCAATATGGATTTAATGTTATTAGTGTTCCTGGTTTAGTTTATGAGTTTGCAGCTCACAAAACTGTCCTTGATACCCTTATAACTAACACAACTAATAGAGGTGATAGTATTTTACCAATTGACTTAGTTGATTTTGGAGCAGCTACTGCTGATGTTGTTACTCAAGCTAATCTTTTAAACACTAACTACGCCGCGGCTTACTGGCCTTGGTTGTTAGTTAAAGATGAAGATACTGGAGCTAATGTTTGGTGCCCTGCTTCAACTGTTATTCCTTCAGTATATGTTTACAATGATAATACTTCTGAAGCATGGTTCGCACCAGCTGGTTTTACCAGAGGTACTATGCCTAATGTTGTAACTCCTGAAAAGACTTTACCAAGAAGTTTAAGAGATACTCTTTACAACAATAAAATTAACCCAATCGCTACCTTCCCAGGTACTGGTGTTGTAGTTTACGGTCAGAAAACATTACAGACCTTGTCTACAGCTCTTGATAGAGTTAACGTTAGAAGACTATTGATTGCTCTAAAATCATTTATTGGTACAGTTTCTCAGAACTTGGTGTTTGAACCTAACTCATTACAAACCAGAAACAGCTTCTTGAGTGTTGTTAACCCATACTTAGAAACAGTTCAACAAAACCAAGGTTTGTATGCTTTCAAAGTTGTAATGGATGCTTCAAACAACGGTCCTGATGTGATTGATAGAAATGAGTTAAGAGGTGCGATCTATTTACAGCCTGTTAAAACAGCTGAATTTATTGTAATTGACTTCAATTTAACTCCAACAGGAGCTGAATTCCCTGCATAATAAAGCTATTTTAATTAATATGTATAAATAACAACAATTAAAAAATAAAAACATTATGGCAATATTAGATCCAAACGAAATATTTTTCACAGCGTTTGAACCAAAACAGCAGAACAGATATATAATGTTAGTTGATGGTGTTCCATCATACTTCATTAAGGGAGTTGGTGCTATTACAGTGACACAAGGTGAAGTAACTCTTAACCACATTAACGTTTACAGAAAAGTTAAGGGTAAAACAACTTGGGGTAACGTTCAGTTAACACTACATGATCCTATCTCTCCATCAGGTACACAAACCATTATGGAATGGGTAAGATTACACCACGAATCAGTAACAGGTAGAGATGGTTACTCTGACTTCTACAAGAAGGATGTAACATTAAACATTTTAGGTCCTGTAGGTGATATCGTTTCTGAGTGGGTGTTAAAAGGATGCTTCATTGTTGACGCTAACTTTGGCGATTATGGTTGGGATAACGAAAGTGCAGCTGTAAATATTACAATGACTTTAGCCCCTGACTACTGCATATTAAACTACTAATATCAGAATAGAGACCTTATTAGAAAGAGCGCGTGAAAACGCGCTCTTTTTATCTCTCGATATATTTATATCAAATAAACATTTATATTCAAAAGTTATTAATAACATGAGTGAAGAAACACCACAATTAAATCCTATTGTAACAGATTCTGTTGCACCTGTTCAACCTGTTGAACAAAGTAAACCAAAATATGACTTCCCAACTGAAGTTGTAGAATTACCTTCTAAAGGTCTCCTTTACCCTAAAGACAATCCTCTCTCTTCAGGTAAAATTGAGATGAAGTATATGACTGCTAAAGAAGAGGATATTTTAACAAACCAAAACTACATCAAACAAGGTATTGTTCTTGACAAATTGATGCAATCTTTAATTGTATCTAAGGTTAATTATGATGATCTTGTAGTAGGTGATAAGAATGCTGTTATGGTTGCTTCTCGTATTTTAGGTTATGGTAAAGACTACACCTTTGAATATGATGGGCAAGAAGTAACAGTTGATCTTTCAGAAATTGAACCTAAATGGATTAATGAAGAACATTTAGTTGAACCTTATACTAATGAGTTTAAATACACATTACCCCACTCAGGTACTCATATAACTTTTAAAATCTTAAGCAATAAAGATGAAAAAGCTATTGAAGCTGAAGTTAAAGGTTTAAAAAAGATAAATAAACTTTCTTCTCCTGAGTTGTCTACTCGTTTAAAGCAGATGATTCTTTCTGTAAATGGAGATGATTCAAGAAAGACTATTAGAGATTTTGTTGATAACCATTTCTTAGCTCGAGATTCAAGAGCCTTAAGAGAACATATTAAAGAGATACAGCCCGATATGGATCTTACATTTGATTTCTATCCTGAAAATGGAGATGATACTCAAGAAAATGTAAAGATTCCTATAGGGGTCACGTTTTTTTGGCCTGACGCCTGAGTATAGAATATATATGTTTGAAATGATACACGATATCGTGTTTCATGGAAATGGGGGATTTGATTGGTATACTGTATATAATATGCCTATTTGGTTAAGAAAGTTTACTTATAACAAATTAATCAAACATTTTAGAGAAAAGAATGAGGCTCAAAACTCAACTACTCAAACAAGTAAAGGTAAAGTTCGCCAAATAAACTTCGAAGCTCCTCCATCAGATATTAGACCAGGGGAAAGGATATAAAAAAAGGGTAACGCTAAAAACGTTACCCTTTAATATTTATAATAAACTATTTCTTTAATATGGCTTCTGAAGAACAATTAAATAACCAAAAAGAATTCAATAGTAGCTTAGAGGAAGCTCAAGAATTTATAGGGCTACTTGTATCTCGAACTAGTGATTTAGTTGATACCTTTAGAAGACTAAACAATAGAAGCAAAGATGTTACTCGAGATCAGTCTGAGACTTTAAAGATTTTAAAATCTATAAACACCTCAGCTCGTAATTTGACTAGTGAATATTCTTCTATGAAAGATATCACTAATGCTATTAAAGAAGCTAAAAAAAATCAAATTAAATTAGATAATACTATATTATCATTAGGCCAAAAAATATCAGAGGATAGTAAAGAAAGAATAAAGGCTTATACAGAAGGACAACAAAAAATAATTTCTTTAGAAGAAGAATATAAAAATTTAGCTGGGGAGGCGGGACAAGAAAGAGTAGATAAAGCTAATGAGCTTTTTTCTTTAGAAAAAGATTTACTAAAAAATAAAGAAAACTTAAGTTCATTAGAAAAGGGAATTAATAAAAATCTTTTTGAAGAGAAAAAGGATAAAGAAAAAATATTAGCTGCGAGTAGACAACAAGCTTATAATGAATATCAAAAAGCTGTAGAAGCAGGTAATAAAAAACAAATAGCTGAGGCTAAAAAACTGTATGAAACTCAAAATACTCTATATAAGGGACATATGGATTCTTATACTCTTTCTGAGAAAGAATATGATATAGCTTCAAAAACTGTTGATGAAAAACGAAAAGAATATGAACTTCAAAAGGATAAAAGTGATGATATTACTAAAGATTTAGCTACATCCCAGAGAAAGCTATCTGATGAAAAAGAAGCAAACAATATACTCTACTCAGGACTAGATCTTAAAGAGAGACAATATGTTTTAGCCCAAAAAGCTTCAGAAGAAAATAAAAAAACAATCCAATACTTAAAAGAACAAGAAGAAAAACAAAATAGAATAAATAAAAGTTTAGGTTTATTTAACCTTACTATAGGAGCAGCTGGTGGTCTTTTAGAAGGTTTAGGTCTTAAAGGAGCTTCTATAGCTTTAGGATTTGAAGAAGGTAAAAAAGCCGCTGAAGAAATGGCTAGGAAGATTGAAA